TGGCGCATTGCGTGCTCTTTTGGACAGCGCACACATTAACAATGCACCGACAATGCTTAAGCTCAAAGGTGGAAAGATATCGGGGCAATCCCAAACTATCGATGTTACACAAGTTACTGAAATCGAGGGAGCGCCAGGGGTAGATGATGTTCGTAAAATCGCTATGCCAGTACCATTTAACCCACCAAATCAAGTGTTATTTGCCCTATTGGGTTGGTTAGATAGCGCTGCGAAGGGTGTAGTAACAACCGCCGAAGAAAAGATAGCGGATGTAAATAGCCAAGCCCCCGTAGGAACAACACAAGCGTTGATTGAACAAGGTGCTGCGGTATTTTCATCGATTCACGCACGTTTACATGATTCCCAACGCCGTGTATTAAAGATTTTGGGTAGATTAAACCGTTGGTATCTTGATGAACAACGAAAAAATGAAATAGTTGCGGATTTAAACGTAACAAAAGAAGATTTTGAAACAAATTCCGATGTTATCCCCGTATCCGACCCACATATCTTTGCAGAATCACAACGATATGCACAAATTCAAGCATTGGCATCACGGGCGCAAGCAAATCCTGATTTGTATAACCGTTTAGCGGTAGAAAAACGCATCTTAAAGCAAATTAAAATACCCGATATTAATGAGGTATTGCCCGACCCACAAGAAGTTAAGGATATGAATCCTGCATTAGAAAACGTATCGATGACTTTAGGGCAACCTGTAGGTGCATTTATTAACCAAGCGCATATGGAACACATTATGACCCATTTGCACTATGCCTTAGACCCTATTTTTGGTGCTAATCCTATTGTTGCGCCTACATTTGTTCCTGCAGTGCTTGACCATATTAAGCAACATTTGGTTTTATGGTATTTAAATCAAACAGATACAATTGCATCGGTAGCTATGGGTAAGCCATTTAATGCATTTAAGGTTGAACCTATTATGCAAGAAGCACAAAAATTGATTGAGGTTGCTACACAGCATGTACACCTAGATGGACAACGGTTGTTTGGGCAAGTAGTGCAACCCGCTATTCAACAATTGTTGCAAACCATGCAAAAAATGCAACAACAAAATCAACAACCTACCGACCCTAATGTGATGGCACAAGTACAGGCTATTCAACAAACGGCAATGGCTGAAACACAACGTAAAGCAGAAAAAGATAAAGCCGAATTGCAATTAAAAGCTCAAGATATGCAAATGATTAATCAAGAAAAAGCACAAAAGTTACAATCCGATATGGTTATTAATACGGAAAACAATTTAACGAACGAACGGATTAAATCAGCCGAACTTTCGCACGATGCACAAGCCCTTCAACATGAGCAAGTGAAGACCGCTATTGAAGCTCAAAACCAAATGCAATCCCAAATAGGAGAAAATAATGTCTGAAGCAATCAATATGCATAAACGCATGGCTATGTATGGTGAATCCGAAGCAAATCACCTAAAAAAAGGCGGTAAGGTAAAGAAATATGCAAAGGGTGGGCAAGTAATTCCAGAATCCCATCAACCCGATAATGAATTAATTGGCGCATATCCCGAAAAGGCTATTCGTAATTTACCCGCTAAAGGCGTTAAGCCAAAATTAACAAAGCCAGAACCACATTCGGTAGCAACCTTAAAAAAGGGTGGTATGGCTAAAAAACCTGGATTATTAATAGCAATAGCGGTAGGTAAGAAAGCAAGTGGTAGGGGTCGTTAATGGAACTAGCCAATGGCTTAATCCATGCGGTACGAATTAAGCAACAAGAAGTGGTTGAATCGATGGTAGCGGGAAGGTTTGTAAACTTTGAAAGCTATCAACGATATGTAGGTATTCATCAAGGCTTGGAAGAAGCTTTGGTAATTTTAAATAATCTTTTAGAAGAAAAGGATAGAAATGACAACGAATTATGATTTAGAGCAATCTTTGGATGAAGCATTTCCTTTGGTTGACCCGTTAATGCAACCGTATGGTGCTAGGGTTCTTATTCAATTGAGAGCTGTTAAAGAAAAAGTAACGGAAAGCGGGATTGTATTACCCGAAGAAACAAAAGAAACCGAAAAATGGAATACGATGATTGGCAAAATTATTGCTATCGGTCCTATTGCTTACAAGAACCGAGATACGCTTGAACCTTGGGCGGAAGGCATTTGGTGTGCTGTAGGTGATTATGTGCGTGTTCCTAAATGGGGCGGTGATAGATGGGAAATAGATTTTACCGATGCTAAGGGATTGAACGGTAAAGCTTTATTTACATTCTTTAACGACCATGAAATTATCGGTAAGGTTACGGGTGACCCCCGTGCCATTAAAGCATTTGTCTAATTTTTGAAAGGAAAATGATATGACACCAATGGATAAACTTGAATTACAAATGGAAGAATCGGAAAATGGCGGTGCGGTTGTAACGCTACCCGAAGGTGAAGCACAGGGAAATGAACCATCGCAATTTCGTACGGATGATGATGATGATGTACAAGCACCCGTTGAAAACGATGACCGTACGGCTATTCGTGAAGCTAGGCGTGAAGAACGGCGTTTAAAGAAACAAATTCACCGTGAAAAAGCTAAGGAATCAAATCACTTAATTACCGCCCTACGCAAGCAAAATGAAGCGATGGCGGAAAGATTGGCATTACTAGAAAAGAAAACTAGCGGTGCTGAATTAGCAAGGGTTGATAAAGCAATAGAGGATGCTGGCGTACAAGTTGAATATGCCAAGATGAAGATGCAAGAAGCTGTAGGTTCGGGTGATGGGCAAGCATTAACCGAAGCACAAGAAATGTGGTTTGATGCCAAACGTAAGGTAGAAGCATTGGATAACATTAAAAAGCAAGCTACGCATCAAATGTCGCAACCCAAGCAAAATCATATAATGCCACCCGACCCTATGGTGCAAAAAATGGCATCGGATTGGATGGAAGAAAACCCTTGGTACGACCCACATGGTAAGAATGAAGAATCCGAAATTGCACAAATTATCGATAAAAAATTAACGGCTGAAGGGTATGACCCTACTACCGAAGAATATTGGGAAGAATTATCCGATAGAGTGCAAAAATATATTCCAAATATTCAAAACCGTGTATATAATGAAAATAACCGTAAATCAAGACCACGGTCTGTTGTAACTAGTAGCGGTAGGGAATCGATGGGTAATGCGAAAGCCAATGAATTTTATGTATCACCTGAAAGGGTAAATGCAATAAAAGAAGCTGGCAAATGGGATAATATGCAAGAACGCATGAAGATGATTAATATCTATCGTAGCTATGATAAACAGAACAAGGTTAGGGGATAAAAATGGAACAAAGACTCAAAAAATCTAGTGGTGTTGGGCGTGAAAGCCGTGCAACGATGGATACTAGTCGCCAAGCCCCAGAACAAAATTTTGCAAGCCAAGAACGTCGCCGTATGTTCCGTGATGAGTTTGCACAAGAAGCATTGCCAAATGCACCTGAAATCCCTGGATTTCATTGTTGCTGGCTATCAACCACCCATCAATATGACCCCATCCACAAACGTATGCGTATAGGATACACACCCGTGAAAGCCGATGAAGTTCCAGGCTTTGAAAATTTCCGTGTAAAAGCAGGCGAAATGGAAGGCTTTGTTGCGTGTAACGAAATGGTACTTTATAAACTTCCAATGGAAATCTATCAAGAGTATATGGCTGAAGTTCACCATTATGCCCCTTTAGATGAACAGGAAAAGATTAAAGTTCAACAAGACCAATTGTTAAACGCAAGAGATTCCAATGGTCGTGCATTGGGTCAAGTTGAAGGTGATGGTATGAACTTCGATTTAACTAGGAGTGTGCCTACTTTTAATTAAGTGGGCTTTGTATTACAGACTTTAAAAATTGCGTTAGATGCGATTTTGCTTCGTAGCTTTGTAGAAAGCGAATAAACAAAATTTTTATTTAACCATTTTTTAAAGGAGTAGTATATGTCATCAATATCCGCTCCGTTTGGCTTACGCCCAGCATTCTTTCCAACGGGTTTGGAACGTGCGCAGGTTTTGCAAAACGGTATCACATCGGGTTATGCTGCGAATATTTACAAACAGCAACCAATTGCTTATGTTAGCGCTGCTAACGTAGGTTCAACTGGTTCTGCTAACGGTACAATTATCGCTGCGCAAACCACAACTGGTAATTCAACAAGCCAACAATACGCCGTAACAGGTTCGTTTCAAGGTGTTGAATTTACCGATACAACAGGTCGTCGCCGTGTAAGTAATTACTGGCCGTCTGGCACAACCGTGCAATCTGGTTCTATTACTAACGCTTATTTTTATAACGATTTAAACATTGTTTATGAAATTCAAGCCGATGGTTCTATGGCACAAACAAGCATTGGTGGTGAATATTACTTTACGAATATTACCGCTGGAAATGCAACAACAGGACTATCACAAGCCACTTTAGGTGCTTCAACCGCCGTTACAAACGGACAACAAGCCCAAATGCGTGTGGTAGATTTAGCACAAAACGTAGATAATGCGTGGGGTGATGCGTACACCGTAGTTCGTGTACAACTTACTAACACAAACTTCTACGGTCAATATGTAGCCCAAGTTTAATATAGGAGAATAAATTATGGCAGCCCCAATGAGAAGTACGGACTTCCGTTCAATCGTAGAACCTATATTGAACGAATCCTTTGACGGTGTATATGACCAACGAGCTGATGAATGGTCAACGGTATTCCGTGAACAAGCTGGTATTCCACGCAACTACCACGAAGAACCTGTATTATATGGTTTCGGCGCTGCACCACAGTTACCTGATGGCGCACCCGTAACGTATCAACAGGGTGGTGTATTGTTCTTACAACGCTATGTTTACCAAGTGTTTGGTTTGGCATTCGCTTTAACTAGAGTTTTAGTTGAAGATGGTGACCATATTCGCTTAGGTCAAGTATATGCGAAGCACTTAGCACAATCTTTAGTAGAAACAAAAGAATTGTTATGTGCAAACGTATTGAACCGTGCATTTAATAGCTCTTATGTTGGTGGTGATGGTGTATCTTTGATTAACACTGCGCACCCAATTGCAGCTGGTACATTTAGTAATCAACTTGCAACGGCAGCTGCATTATCACAAACATCGCTAGAGCAAATGCTTATTCAGATTCGCCAAGCGGTAGATAACAATGGTAAGAAAATTCGTTTACAGCCATTGAAGCTTGTTGTTGCCCCAGGTAACGTATTCCAAGCTGAAGTATTGTTGAAGTCTGTTTTAAGAACGGGTACAGCAAACAATGATATCAACCCAATTAAATCAATTGGTTTGTTACCAGAAGGTGCTTCGGTTATTAGCCGTTTGACATCTTCTACTAACTGGTGGATTCAAACAGATGCACCTGAAGGTATGAAATTGTTAATGCGCCGTGCCTTAGAAAAAACGATGGAAGGTGATTTTGAAACCGATTCGATGCGTTATAAAGCAACAGAACGCTATCAAGTTGGATTTACCGACCCTCGTGCTTTATTCGGAACACCTGGAGCGTAATACATGGGGGTGTAAAAACCCCCTTTTTTAATTTGTCAACTTTTCATGGAGAAAGACAATGCCACAATTTAGCGATGATTTATTCTTGGGCGCAGCCCCATCTTATGTTGGTACAAATGCTACTAGCAATTTAGGAAACCCATCACCCATGTCCCTAGGTTTCGGTCCAATGGGTCGTGTGTATTTATACGATGTAACGCCATATGCTGCAACAACAGCAGCGGTTCTAGCAGCTAAAACCCCAACGGGTGCAACTACTTATAGCGGAACACAATTAGCATCGGGTAGCGGTGGAACAACACAAGTTATCCGTACCGATGGTACAACCGTAAC